AGCAGCAAACTAAGACTAATGCTGATGGTACGACCACGACCACCGAAACCACGACCACCCGTGATAGCCAGACCGGCGCGGAAGAGAAGAAATCGACCAGCACAACCAAGGATTCAAACGGCAATACTGTCTCAGTCACGAGTGATACCACCAGCAAAGGCACAACAACCGGTGGAAATCCCGACAAGCCCGGTGATTCCGACTTCTGCCAGAAAAACCCAACACTCGACATCTGTACCGGCAAGCTGAACAAAGAAGAGACCCAGAAGAAAATCGCTGATGACATTAAATCGCTGACCAACCCCGGTGACACCAGCAAAGACCCACTCAAAAACGCCACCCACACCACGGAATCAGAGAACCAACTGAAAACCGAAAACGACAAATTCACGGATGCGGCCAAGGGCATTACCGACCCGACATCGACCAGCAAATCAAGTTGGCAACAAGCCATGGAATCGGGTTGGTTCTCCGCTATCCCCAGCTCGGGATGCACGCCCATCACTGGCACGGTCGGCGGGCGTCAATTCACCATTGACCACTGTGAAAAGGCTTCCCAAATTTCCGACATCATGAGTTACGCCCTCTGGTTCATGCTCGTCGTCGGTTCCTTCGTCATGTTCACTGGTGGTCAAGTGAGGTCTCAATAACATGCCTGTAATCGCTCCCCTCTGGGCGTGGCTCGTCGGCCTGCTCGGTACGCTCGTTACCAACGTCGCCAGCTGGTGGCTTGTTCGTGTCGCAGCAGATCGCGCCTTTCACTACGCGCTCGTCACGGCCTTTCTCGTCGCCTCCACCGGCCTTTTTCTGACGCTGACCATCACCGTCAAGGCGGCCATTCTCGGCGCTCGCGCTGCCATGCCTGCCAACATGTCAGCCTTCACGTACTTTCTGCCGTCTGACATCAACGTGATTTTCGCCACCATCGTCACGCTTCGTGTCTCGATGGCCGTCTATCGTTGGACTGTCTCAACCATGTCGGCCTACCTGCCCAACGTTGGCAACTTCGGCCAAGGAATGCGGCTATGACCGATTTTGCGGTGACCGGAAAGAAGCGCAGCGGCAAAGGCCTGTTCTGTGCAGGCCTCATCCGTGATGCCCTGAAACGTGGCTGCCGCGTCGCCACCAACATGGATATCCACCTGGAACACATGTTTCTGCCGTGGAACAAATCCACCCTGATTCGCCTTCCGGACTGTCCAACTGCGGACGATATGGACGCCCTTGGCCTTGGCTATGAAGGAGAGGAAATCGACGAAGAGAAAAACGGCATCATCGTCCTCGATGAAACGAGTAAGTTTTTCAACTCACGCTCATGGGGCGACAAGAGTCGTCAGCCCTTGTTGGACTGGCTCATTCACTCCGGTAAGCTCCGCTGGCATGTGTACTATCAGATGCAAAGCCTTCAACAAGTCGACAAGCAACTCCGGGAAAGCCAAATCGAATATCACATCAGCGTAAAACGTACTGATCGCTGGCCCATTCCCGGCGTTACGCCTCTCTGCAAGTCCCTCGGCTTCGATGTCCGCTTCCCGAAGATGCACCTGGGCATCGTCAAACACGGTGTCGAACGCGATAGCCTTATCGTGGATCGCCAATGGTACAGGGCCAAAGACCTCTACAAGTGCTACGACACGGAACAACGATTCCTAGATCGCGATCACCCGCAAGCGGTCGGCATGCACACCGTCCTGAGCAACTGGCACACCGAAGGGCGATACCTTCCCAAACAGCCAAGCAAGCCGCTCCGCTTTATCTACGGGCTGCTCGGCACGGACTACGTTACCAGGCTTCGCGCCCAGCGCAACATTGCCCCGAAGCTCAAGCCAAAACATCCGCTCGCCGTCCAACTCTCGCACCTCCCCGAATCCCAGCGAATCAAGGAATGGCAAAGGCTTGATGCTCAAGGCGCGTTCTCCGGTAGCTTTTGACCACAACAAGGGCAGATTCCATCTGCCTTTTTTTTCGCCCTGAATTCAGCTTGGCGCTCGGCTGAGGTTTTAGCTTTCCCGGTTGCTGGTCGGCCTCTTGCCCTGTTCAGCAAGTCGGGGGTTTTTTCTGCTGCGCCTGTTTTTTCCTTAGCCATTGTTACCCCCTGCCATTTTCACGGCGTCGTTAATATTGTCGAAAGATCCCCACCAGGTTGATCTATCCCATGCGCCGCCATCCAGACAGCGAACGTCGTAACGTGTGCCGCTTGGGTAGGCTTCTAGCCATTTCTTCCGGCCTTCAGCCCATAATTCGCGCCCTTTGTCTGCGAATTCGTCGGTTCGTTCTGCATAGAATTTATCCCATTTCTCTACCGTATCAGTCTCGATAAATGGCACGTTCCAAAACTTCTGGTGTGATTTAGGCCGCGCCTCGTTGGGTGTTGAGTCGAACATCTTAGGCAATACCGGATTTACTGGCACTCCGCCTGCGTAGAACTCCGCTTTGATCTTAGCCATTTGCAACTCCTTTTCGTTTGTCCATGTTGTTATTATACGTTACGGTAACGATAAATCAAGTAATACTTTTCAATCGATGTTACGGTAACGATAAATAAATACAATGTCTAGCGTCGGGAGTGTCGCAGGCGGCGTCAATCGCATCTGGCCGGGCGCCCGGCCGGGGCTGGCTTCTGTTTGCCGGTACTCCCGTATCATTTCGGTCAGATCAGACCAGACCGAGCAGCGAGTTTCCTAGACAAAGTCAGGGGGGGGGCAAGACAGGCCCCAAACCCCTTCCCCCTCCTGCAAGCTAAAACCGGTTCATCGTGTGGTTTCCCATGATTGAGCGTGATATTTCGCGCCGTAGGCGCGGGGCTTGTCCGTTTTATAACATCTCCGACGGGCATCGCCCGTCCCTAGATATAACGTGGTTTTGCTTGGTTTTGCCGTTGCCTTTTACACCGCCTTGGGTGTAAATTTGAGGGCGAAAAAAAACCCCCGGTTGGCGCCGGGGGTTCTTGATACTTGGTGACGGTTGGAAGCCGTCGATACTTGGTGAAAAAATGATACCTCCGAACATATCCAACGGTCAATCCGTTGTTCTCGATCTGGCTGCGGGTCGGGTTTTCCGTCTTCGCAAGTCCGTTATGACTGCGGCCCGATTGATCAATGATCGTACGTCGATCCCGGCAAATAATCCGCATGGATGGCGCTATCGTCCGTTTATGATAACGCTCACTTATCGCGATGGCGTTGAATGGCGATCTGAACATATCTCAAAGTTTCTCGATGCCATGCAAGCTTGGGCAGTTCGTCAAACTGGTTCCCGGTTTCCTTATCTGTGGGTCATGGAACTGACGAAGAAGGGGCGCCCTCATTTCCATGTGTTGATCTGGGCACCGGCCCGTTTAACCATTCCCAAGCCAGACAAGCGTGGATGGTGGAAGCATGGCAGTAGGTCTGCTGGGTCGCGTGTCGAGCGAGTCCGTAACTCCGTTGGCTATGTGGCTAAGTACGCGTCGAAGTTCGCAAGCAAGGACGCCGAATTCCCCCCGAATGCAAGAATTCATGGGGTAGGTGGCATCACGGCCTGGGAACGTCGTGTCGTTGCATGGTGGAAAATGCCGAAAGACCTTCGCGATGATAAGGGCGAGGGCGTTAATCTCTGGCATCGTTGTCCAGGTGGTGGTTGGTATAACCGTTCGACCCATGAGCGAATACTGTCCCAGTGGAAAATTGATTTTTTCTCCCCGGGGGGCAAGTACGTTCGCATTGTCCAGTGCGCGCCAGACGAAGATGGTGCCAACTATCGTTCCCATTTCGGATTTGTTCGCGAGATGTACATGCGAGACATGGGGCGCAAGGTTGCCGGAACGGTGAGGCCCTTCAATCTTCGCGAGGATATGGGCGAGGCAACCAAGGAACAATGGATTGATTCTGTTATGCGTCTCGATGATCTTCGTCGCGAGGACTGGCAGGCCCAACTAGAAAAAGATCGGGTGTGGTGGATCGCGCACGTTGAGCGGGTGGTAGGGCTAAGCCCTGACGCCTGATCCATTCCGTTAGGATTAAATCAACCAAATCGAATAACGCGATATTGTGCCGCGCGGCTTCCGTTTTTAGGATGTTGTGGATTTCGGGCGCGATCTTCGCCGTCTTGGTTTTATCGAGTGATATCATTTGACTTGCCGGTGTAAAAGTGTAAATATTCGTTTCGCAAATTCTATAAACCCACTAAATGGAGTTTTACATGAAATCCACCGTGATTGGTGTTTCCCGTATGCAAGGCATTGGAAAGACCTCCAAACAGCCCTATGACATGGCACGCGTTTTCGTTCTCAATCCGATTAAGCCCTACGGCAAAGAAGGTTTGCAAATTACCGGGTTTGGATTTGAGGTCGCCGAAATCTCCATGACCCCCGATGCGCTTTCGCAGTTCGCCGGGATGACGTTCCCGGCGTCGATTGATCTTCAAACCGATATGGAAAGCCGCGGCGGCAAGCTCGTCCCTATCGTTACGGGCATCCGTAAAGCGGCATGATCCAAGCGCTCATAATTCCGACGATCTCCATGCTAATCGCATTGGGATTCGGGCTATGGGCGCTTCGTCGCCTTCGGCCTCGGAGAGGCTACTAATGGGTTACGCATGGTCAGGCATCTGCCATCCCGACACTGCCACCGCGCTAACGGCCTTCTCCAAGGCTGTCCCGAGCGCGGATGCTGCCGGGATTATCAGCTTTACCGATCAACCTACCATCAGTGCATCAGGCCTTATCACTTGGTCAATTTCCCATCGTCCGCTCACTGGCACCGATGCCACAACACGCACCGGCACAACGCAACTCCAATCGTGCACAGAGGGTGTCGATCAATGGCCTGTTCAATCGCTCCTATTCATCGCCGCTTTGTTCTTCGCGGCCTTCATCGGCTTTAAATCGGGATACCGCGCATGACCTCCACCGACATCGCGCTTTTCTGCGGCCAGCTCGTCAGCGCATGGGCAGCCGGATTTACTGGCGGCTTCATCATCACCCGATTCAAAGAGGCCATGTCTCACGCGACTTGAGAGGTATCCCCCAAGGGTCGGCCGGAGGCTGGCCCTTGGGGGGTGGTTCTCAACCGGTAACCCCCATTCAACCTAACTTTTTGGAGTTCAATATGAACCAAATCAAAAAATCCCTGCTGGCTGTCGTTGGCTTGATGTCTGGCGCTATCGCTTCTGCCCATGCTGCCCTGCCGACCGATGCATCCGCCGCTTTCGCGACCATTTCCGGCAACGTCACCGACGTTCTCGCCGCTATGTGGCCGATTGTTGCCCTGGCAACTGGCGGCTTTGTGTTGGTCAAGCTGTTCAAGAAGGGTGCCAACAAGGCCGTCTAAGTATGAGCCTTGTACAAATCCTAGTGATTTGGGGGGCTGCTTCGGTGGCCCTTTTTTCATTCCCGGTGCAATCCGGTGAATGGGAAAACTTCAAAGACCTTAAAGAAGCCCTTGTTCGCTCGCCGTCGAAGCGTGATATACCGCTTCCTCGATGGGCTGCAAATCTCGACTATCCACGGCCTTTCCATTTCTATGACTTACCTGGCGATAAAAGGGCTAAAAATGCTCCGGTTTCTGCGTCGGATCCTGCTGCTGTCAATTCCCGCTTTGATGATGATCGACCCGGCGGCGCACGCCGTATCAACGATTGAAAAATGGTGCTTCTCTGGCTTATCCCCGGATTCTCAATACTGTGCATCTACCGCGCCTGCGGCATGTAAGTCATGGGCCGAGAATATCGGTTATCCGGGTCAAACAGCTACGTGCACCCAAACATCCGCTACTTCAACATCGGTTTCCTACTATGTGCAATGGTCGCCATCCGGCGCTTCAAGTAGTAATCGCAGTGTGACTCGGGTTTCGTCGACTTGTCCGGCTAATAGCACGCTTACAAATGGCGCATGTGTTTGTGCCAGCGGTTACACCGACAACGGCACGACCTGCGATGTACCGAACCCATGTCCTGCAAAGTCAGGCGGCTTCGGCTGGATGGCCGCCCCGGTATCCGGCCCATCCCTAGAATCACAGACCTATTGCGATAATGGGTGCATGGTCGGACTCAATGCGCCTTCGGGTTCCAACAATCCCGGCTTTTCCTACACCAATGGACAGCAAAGGCTTCAGAAATACGAGATTGTTTATCCCGGCGCCCAGTGCACCGGTGGTACTCCGCTGCCATCAGCCACCGAACCCGCCAAAACTCCACCCGAACCCCCAAAGCGTCCCAACTGCTCGCCCAACGAGGGCGTTGTGACCTCTAGCACAGGTCAAATTCACTGCGTCCCGGAAGGTACTCCAGCGAGCAAGCCCCCTATTGTGACCAAAGAGCAGCAAACCAAAACCAACGCGGACGGCACCACTACAACCACGGAAACCACCACTACCCGAGATTCACAGACCGGCGCGGAAGAGAAGAAATCCACCAGCACGACCAAGGACGGCAATGGAAATGTGTTGTCTGTAACCAGCGATACAACGTCGAAGGGAACCACAACCGGCAGTAATCCGGACAAACCCGGTGATTCTGACTTTTGCCAGAAAAACCCCACACTCGATATTTGCACCGGCAAGCTCAACAAAGAGGAAACCCAAAAGAAAATCGCCGATGACATCAAGTCCCTAACCGACCCCGGCAGCACCAGCACAGACCCACTCAAAAACGCCACCCACACCACGGAATCAGAGAACCAACTGAAAACCGAAAACGACAAATTCACGGATGCGGCCAAGGGCATCACCGACCCCACCGCCCCCAGCAAATCAAGCTGGCAGCAAGCCATGGAATCCGGTTGGTTCTCTGCTATCCCGAGCGCGGGATGCACGCCCATCACTGGCACCGTTGGCGGTCGGCAATTCACCATCGACCACTGTGAAAAGGCGTCCCAAATCGCCGACATCATGAGTTATGCCCTCTGGTTCATGCTCGTCGTTGGTTCCTTCGTTATGTTCACCGGCGGTCAAGTGAGGACTCAATAAATGCCCGTAATCGCTCCCCTTTGGGCTTGGCTCGTCGGCCTGCTCGGTACGCTCGTTACCAACGTCGCCAGTTGGTGGCTCGTTCGTGTCGCAGCAGATCGCGCTTTTCATTACGCCCTCGTCACGGCCTTCCTCGTCGCCTCCACCGGCCTTTTCGTCACGCTAACCATTACCGTCAAAGCGGCTATCCTCGGCGCTCGTGCTGCCATGCCTGCCAACATGTCAGCCTTCACGTACTTTCTGCCGTCTGACATCAACGTGATTTTTGCCACCATCGTTACACTGCGCGTTTCGATGGCCGTCTATCGTTGGACTGTCTCTACCATGTCGGCCTACCTGCCGAACGTTGGCAACTTCGGCCAAGGAATGCGGCTATGACTGATTTCGCCGTGACCGGAAAGAAGCGCAGCGGCAAAGGCCTGTTCTGTGCAGGCCTTATTCGTGATGCCCTGAAACGTGGCTGCCGCGTTGCCACCAACATGGATATTCATCTTGAACATATGTTCCTGCCGTGGAACAAATCCACCCTGATTCGCCTTCCCGATTGTCCAACGGCTGAGGACATGGACTCCCTCGGCCTCGGCTACGAAGGTGAGGAAATCGACGAAGAGAAAAACGGCATCATCGTCCTGGATGAAACGAGTAAGTTTTTCAACTCCCGC